AAACATCCTCTTTTCAGCCATCTTCATTTGCTCCTAACAATTCTAATACTTTTGCACCTGCATCCTCTGGTCTGCAAAACACAAATTCCACACCGTATTTCAATTGCATGGTCAACATGGCTTTTGCTAAGATTGTTCCAGATGTAGGCTCTGCCTTAGGCAATGGAACATTCAACCATTTACCATATTTGTGCATATACGCAATCTTGTTATATCTATGCAACCTCGGATTATGCCACTTAAGCACGTCCTGCACGGTCTTGATGCCGTCCGTATTCTCTACTAAAACATACAGCTTAATGCCGTTGTTCTGCGCTAAAATACACTCATCTCGGAACCTTGGATGTGCTTTACCGCAAATGTTTCCTACGATCTCCTGCATATCCTTTTTCGTATCAACGGAAATATCATAACTTCCCAAGAAGTCCATCTTTTTCACTTCCATCTTTCGTGCTGTCTTGCGCTTAATCACATCCATCACCTTCTCCGTGGCAATCACATAATCACCAACTGGCAACGGTGCACGCAATACCTCTATGTCATGGCAGTTAAAGTATCGGTTTTTTAAAATGTGCAAACCCTCTTTCTGCCCCTTGTCCTCAATCAGCATCATTTATCGTAGTCACTTCCTCTCTCAAATGCCTTTCTAACGTTGTAGAATGGCTAAATTTGAAATTTTATAGTATTGGTCGATACTTTTACCGACCATACTATTTTTTTGCTTACAAGCGGTTACACACGGCAACTGCCAAATCGTCTTTAATTAAATGGTAATTCTTCATCAATTCCAACCGGAATATTCATAAACCCATCATTTACGGGATAGTTAGATGTCTGCCCGGAATTTCCACCGCCATTGTTTTCGCTTGCCACCTTACTTTCAGCAAATTCACAGTTTTCAACAAAACAGTCATTGGTATACACCTTATTT